TAATGTCTATTATGTTGAACAGGATGTTGCAAGGTAAACAACCTATCATATACGGAGACGGTGAACAAAAAAGATGTTTCAGTTACATAGACGATTGTCTATATTGTTTGAACGCACTTGCATTTCATGACAACGTTGTTGGTGAAGTAATAAACATAGGCCCAGACGAAGAGCCTGTAACGATAAACGAATTAGCAGAAGCCTGTGCAAATGAAACAGGAATTAATCTCGATCCAATACACCATAAAGATAGGCCCAAAGAAGTCAAACTTGCAACCTGTTCGTCAGACAAAGCACGAGAATTATTGGACTACAAAACATCAACAAATATGCGACAGTCTGTGAGTAAGACTGCGGAATATATAAGGACAAGGGGAACTAAAAAATTCCAGTATCACTTGCCTTTAGAAATTGTTAATGATATCACTCCGGAAACTTGGAAAAATAAATTGATATGATTTCCTTGTGCTGTCCATCAAGGGGTAGACCTGAACTAGCAAAAAGATTAATAGACACTGCCTTAAAGACACAAAAAGGTAACACAGAGTTTCTTTTTTATCTTAATTACGATGACAAAACTTTAGAACAGTACAAAGACCTATTAGACCAAAAACACTACGTAGTAGGACGCAATCAGTCAACTTGTTATAGTTGGAATCTGATGTGCGACAAGGCAACTAATGATGTTGTAATGTTAATGGGTGATGACGTGCAAATTAAAACCAAACACTGGGACAAAATTATAACTGACGAGATTAACAAGTTTAAAGACAAGATCCTGATGGTAGTGCCAAGCGATGGGCGTACGAAAGGCAACAAGGACTTTGGTAGTAAAGCAACGCTATGGCCTGACGAACCTTTACCAGCGGCCCACTTTGCAGTTCATAAAAATTGGACAAATACTTTAGGATATTTGGCTCCTGCATTTTTTTGGCATTGGCATGTTGATTCATACACACAAAAAGTTGCACGTAAACTTAACAGATGTCTTTATCTTCCTGACGTTGAATTCAAAGCAAAAAAGATACTAGATGACAATGCAGGAAAACAAATACGGGAAAATTTAAACATTCGAGAAAGAGATAACTTCGTATGGACTAAAGTCAGAGACAGGCATTTAAAATCTGATGTAGATGCGTTACGTAGTTTTATTAAATCTTTTTAGTATTTTATTATAGTCATCTACATTCATGTCCAATTGAACAAACGGACTTCTAATATATTTCCTCGAGGCATGCACAAACTTAAAATTTTTGCATTTAGATATTAAGAAAACGTTCGGCCTGTACCTTATTTGTTTGCCTTTTATATGAACGTAAGATGCAGTCTGATCACTTCTTTCTTTGAAGAACCAAAGCCAAATAACGTCATTGCTTAAATCGATGTCTGATATATTTTCTCGCAAAGAACAATTAGTATTGTGCTTTTTTTTGAATTCTTGCCAACTTTGGTGATTCAAATCTTTTTGATTTTCGTATAACCTATCGTAGGTATTTGTGTCGATCATACTGGTGATGCAGATGTGCTCTACAGGTTGGTCGTGATAGTGATCTAGTTTTAATTTTGTCCAGTCCATCACGCACTGAATAAATTTATAAGTTCTTTCTTCCAATCGTCCGCGTACTCGCAATCACGATAACCATCAAACCATGGACCACCTTCAGTGTAGTGTAGGATCTTTGGATGTCCGTCGTTTGGTTCCTTATACCAACCAACTAACCAGTTGTATTCTAGAGGCAGAGATCCTATCTCGTTCTCATCCAACCAACCAAACCTGTGCAAGAATTTTGGCGATTCTTCGTTGAGCAATTCTGGAGTAAGTATTTTGTTCTTTGGGTGTTCACAATTCCAAAGCACCATGCTGGACCAATTTTTTCTTGGGTACACTGTCTGCACCTGCCCGTCCATTTTTGTAGTTTCTTTTGGTGTGTAATCATGTTGCACAACAACCACTGCTTTCGAGTTGTCACAGTGTTTTATAAGTTCGTGCGATGGTATTTTCCAAAGGAAGTCACAGTCACAAAAAACTGCCCAACCTTTGAAGTCATTGATATATGGTACAAAGAATCTAGTGAAAGTAAATTCTGTGGAGGCTAGTTTGTCCACTGGTCTGGTGTACAATCCTTGATCCCTCATTTGTTTCTGTTTCAGTGGTATTACTTCAGCAGAAGGATCTCTTCTTTTTATACTGTGTTCACAAACTTGATATGCTATGTCTTCTCTACTGTCGTGTCCTACATATATTTTCATTTTCTTCCCGACGTAATTTGGTGTATTTCTTTCCAATTACTTACACGTATAATCTCAGGATGATCAAAGTCTCGATTGTATTCATGGTCGATTAATATAGGCTTTAAACCGTATTTGAGCCCGGCTACAGCGTTCTTTGGCTTGTCCTCGACCCAATATAGTCCGGTGTTATGAAACTCGGATAAAGCACTATCTTTGTCAGCACCCGTGCCTAGTATATGGTAATTTGTAAAAACATGATCACCAAATAGTTCGCCAAGTCTTTTTTTACGTAACTGTTGTGCCGGTATATCTGATGTCTGTGATGTAATAGGTATAAACGTCCAACCTTCTGCCGCCAATAGTTTGACCCAGGTTTGGGATTCTAACATTGGTCTCTGTGTACCCATCCATGCACTTCTATTAAATTCTCGGATATGCTTTCTTATCTCATCTTTGCTTACACCAAAACGATCTGCCATTTCGTAGGTATTTTCTTTATCTGGAAGTAATCTATGTGGATGATATCTCGCACCTTTCTCATCGAAGAGTGTCTTTTGTAACATCCATTTTGTGAAATGGTGTTCCCATTCCAACAACACTCCGTCTACATCTGTAAGTATTATTCTATTTGATGTCTGCATCTTCCATCCCTGCGACTCTCAGTTTAACAATATTTGTTATTTGCCATTGTTTCTGATCTAGTCCTTTGGTGATGCCTAGCCATTGATTCCTTATCAACGCAAAGTCATTGATTATTTTATCCATATCAACAACGTCGTCCTCCCCGTCTACATATTTCTCTGCGTCTCTGCTTGATAATGCTCTGTTATAATTTTCTAAGTATTTTCTAAAAGTTTTCGATCTTAATCTTCTCAACTCTATGTTAAGATATTCTAGTATGGCTTCGAGTTGTTGTAGTTGACTGAATCTCTCTTCTACTATTCCTGGTAGTGCGGCACTGGCTCTTTCTAAGTTACCATATATTTTACACTGCTTTTTGGCTTCTAGCAATTCTTTGTCAAAGTATGCTACGCAGTCTGGTATCTTGTCTAAGTTCCTACTTACTTCGTTGTACCAATTAATCATCTTCGCCGTATCCGTCTGACTCATCGTCTTCCTCGAACACAGTGTTGATTGCTTCTTCTAACTTGGGATCGTATTCGGCAGACGCTTTGATTTCGTCATGTTCCACTCCTATGTCCTCGAGGCTTTTAATAAAGTCTATCGCACAGTCTAGTTTCTGTCTCTCCGGCACGTAGTGGGTGACAGCATTCCATAAACGTTCTATGTCCTCGTGTGTAAAGTCGATCATTACTCTTTGTCTTCTTGTGCTTCCTCAGTTTGTTCAGCAGACACCTCTTCTTTGAAGTTTGCCATTATCATATCTAATTTATCACCTGTCCATTGTTTCCTGAAGTCTATGTGTTCTTTTCCTTGCGGATCTACGTATTTTAGTCTGTTTCCTGTCTGTACTAGTATGCCTTTTTTCTCAAACAAGTCTACAAGACCGCTGTACGGATTCATTCCTGTTTCATATGGAATCTTAACTTGTACACCTTCAAACGGTTTAGCATATCTAGTTTTCATAACTTTACAAGCGGCTCTGATACCTCTTACGTCGGTCACTTTATTGCCTGCTTCGTCTTCTTTAAGTTTAAGTTTTTTCATCGCAACAACAATACTTGATGCATAGATAAATCCTTGTCCGCCCGATATCTTGTCATCTGGGTCAAACATATCTTGTGATGCGTATGTATGGTTGGTTGCTATAAGTCCTACGTTCCAACTACCGAACATGTTTACACAGTTTCTTACAAGTGCTGTCAACGCCTTGGGTTTTCTACCCAAGTCACCTTTCATGTCACCTGCTTCAAACTGATTCACGTCTGTTGGTGTAAGCATCATGCCTAAACTGTCTATAACGAATAGCACTTTAGGTGCACCTTCTTTGTTGTCTGCGTGTTGCTCTTTGTAACCTTTCATGAATTCAGAAACAGTTTTTGCTACATCATCAACCATAGACATGCTTAATTTTAAAAGTTTGTCTTCTGAAGTGTCTACTTTTAATGCTTGTAACCATTTTTCATCTAGTGCATTCTCTGTATCAATTAAGATAACAAATATACCTTGATCTTGTGCATTCTTGATTATGTTTCCTGATGCTATGTAACTTTTACCTGCTCCTGATTCTCCCGCAAGTACTGTTACTTTTCCAAGTGGTATACCTTTGTTGAAATCACTGGTCATTAAATAGTTCAATGCGTAATTTCCTGTTGAGATCCAGTCTGTTGGGTCACTGAATCCAATACCTAGTCCTTGGATTGATTTTGTGATGCTCTTTCTAAATTTTGTTGCGTCGAATACTTTTGTCATAATTTTGTCCTTTGTGTAATCTATTTTAGCATACCTAGGCCCTAACGTCAATGCTAGGGCCTTGGTAAAATGTCAGATTATTTTGCTTGTCTTGATCTAATCAACTTCAAGATGTCTTCTGCTCTCTTGGCACTGTCGCCTGCCGGAGCCGCCGTTGCCGGAGCCGC